GTCCTTTTCCATCTCAGTGCAAAGTGTTGTCTTGGCATCCCCTTCCAGACTCTGGCTGCAATGGTTGTTGACTCAGCACCATTCATCACCACATAATCAATGCCATGTTCATAGTCGAGTGGTTGACCATTGCAAGAGTGCCACACACCTGGAAAGTGATTTTGCACCAAAGGCAATATCCACTTTTCAAAGTTTTGTTCACCATATGTCATGCGGTCTTGCCGGTTCATTTTTGTCATGGGCATAGTATAACACTAATTACATATATTTTATTGTTTACAAATGTACACGGATAGTTTATAAATATAAACATACATATGAAATGTATAAACAACAAAAGAGGTGATATATGAAACGTGCAGACATGTACAAAATATGCAGAATAAACAACTGGATTCTAAACAGACAGGGCAAAGACTTTATAACCTTTGCAGGTTTACTATTCATTGCACATCAGACAGGTTTGATTTCAGTAGAGAGTACACCAGTACATGAGGACTATGAAAAGGGCAGATTTTGTTTCAGGGCAACAGTCAAGGGGACAAAACAGGTGAATGGTGAATCTGTGATAGTCACCTTTACAGATGAGGGTGATGCATCACTGAAAAACACTACCAAAATGATTCACTCACATGTTAGGCGCATGGCTTCGACACGTGCCATAGTTAGGGCATTAAGATTATACACAGGTGTAGGCATGACTAGTTTTGAAGAACTAGGTGGGTCAGAATGACAAAAAAGGAGAAACAAAATGAACAAGCACACCAAAGACACAATCATTGGTCACATCATTGTGACCGGTGCATTTTTCCTGATTCCAACCACATATGCAATTCTTTGCTGGATTATGGGGGTTTGAGATGAAATTTGAAAAAGGAACTGTATATATTCAGCACCTTGAAAGGTGGTCAATAAAATGGACAGTATTGGAAAGAACAGCAAACACAGTCACAGTAAGAAACCAAAAATGGATGTCTGATGTTTTCACAAAAAATATAGAAATAGATGGTTCAGGTGTTGAATTTATAACATTCACACTGATTTTCAAGGGTCGTGTTTATGCTGATGCAAAAAGTATATTCAGCACAGAAGAACAAACTGAAAGAACTGACACACACAGAGAAGTGAAGAAATGAGAATTCGAACACTTTATATTCTGATTGTAGTACACAAACCAAACATTGAAGCAGTCACCAAAGTGTTCTTCAATAGAAAGGCTGCAGAGAAGTATGCCAAAGATTTGTTCTTCAGAGGAGACTTCACATGGACACAGTTGCAAGATTGGTTGGTGGACAACAGACCATTCACCCAAGTACAGATTCAAGAACTATCATTGGAGTTATGATGACAACACATGAACAGATTCAGAAATACATGGATGAACTTGGATGGTCCACCATTCACTTGGCAAGACTCACCAAGATTCATCACATCAAGTTGCAAGACATCTTGGATGGTTCACAGCCACCCACAATGAATCAACTGATGAACATCATCAACAAAATCATTCTGAACTATCCACAGGACCAGCACTGGTCCATTTATCACAACATTGCACTGTATCCCATCATTGGAGAAAAGAAATGACAAAGCAAATCAGAGAATACATCAAAGAACATGGTCGCACTGCAGCCCGCATGAAGTTTGGAAACAGTATTGATGACATGCCAATCATGATTGATGGGCGCAAAGTGGGAGTTCTGAAACGGTTTAATCATCAACAATATGGTTGCTGGGTATGGATTGCAACTGTAGAATACAATGATAATGAATACACATTCATTGACTTTGATGACCAGCAGGCATGTCTTGATTGGGCAAGGCGAAAATTTGAAGCACTAGTCAATCCACAGTTTGGAAAGATGCTGAAGCAAGCTATTTCATCAAGTCCATTGTCAGTTGAACAGATTGCAACACAAGCGAACTGTTCAAGATTTGGGATTCACAAATGGATGCGCAGCGAATCTTGGCCACCGGTGCACACTCTGCAGCGAATCACAAAGGCATTATCACCAATGTGCTGGTCACCATTGTTTGATGCTTGGTCAATGCAAGTTGAGTTGGAACAATGATAAAAGTGGGTAGCCTGTTTGCAGGTATTGGAGGATTTGAAAAGGGCATTGAAGATGCCTTTGATGGGATGGCTGAAACTGTTTGGCAAGTTGAGCAAAACAGTTTCTGCCAAAAAGTATTGAAGAAACATTGGCCCAATGCAACCATTTATGATGATGTGCGCACAGTTGGGAAACATAATTTGGAACCAGTACACATTCTTTGTGGTGGGTTCCCTTGCCAGTCGATTTCACAGGCTGGAAAAATGGAGGGTTTAGAAAATGAAAACAAGTCTGGTTTATGGTGGGAAATGCACCGAATTATTAGCGAACTACGACCAAGAATTGCAATCTTGGAGAATGTTGCAAATGTCCTTTCAGTGGGCGGACCCGATGTTGTTGGATCGCTTGCCGAAATTGGGTATGACTGTGAATGGACAGTTATTCGCGCTTCAGACTTTGGAGCACCACACCACAGAGCACGTTGGTTTTGTGTTGCCTACCCCAGTAGCATCAGACTACAAAAGAATCAAACCCAGTCTATCAGATTTCAAAGCCAAGGAAAGGGGATTTGGTCAAACTCTACCCAGTGCAGCAATGTTGATGGAAATGACACAAGAAGAAATCATTGGCAACAATTTCCGATTGAATCCCCAGTTTGTGGAAGAAATGATGGGGTTTCCAATAGGGTGGACAGAATTAAAGCCCTAGGAAATGCGATTGTTCTACAGTGTTCCGAATGGGTTGCAAGACAGGTTCTGAACAGTGGATTGTTGGATGATTTGACACAGGAGATGAAATGAAATGGGTACTACACAGCCAAGGAACATTTCATGCAGACCCAGTTGCATTGGGTAGACCTAGAATGAGTAGGTGGGGTGCATATACTCCCAAGAAATCCATTGAATATCAAAGAGAGATGCTGAAAGATATTGATATCGACCATGAACCGATTCAGGGACCAATCAAAGTCAGCATGACATTCTGCCACAAAAGACCAGCAAGATTGAACCGAAAAAGGGACACAGTTGCACGTATTCCAAAGGTCACCAAACCTGACATTGATAACATGATTAAGATGGTGCTTGATGTGTTGACAAAGGCTGGTGCATGGAATGATGACAATCAAGTTGTCTGTGTTCATGCAGAAGACTGGTACTGCAGCAAAGAAGAAGAGCCACACACCCAATTCAGGATATATACACTATGAATACAAGAACAACATGGAACCTTTCAACATTCACCAATCTGGTTGACACCAAAGCAACTGAACACACCATGACATTCCAACAGCTGTGCAAAGGATTCACAGCAACATATGGTGACACCTTCTTCAGAGAGAAGAAGAATTTGCCTTTGTGGAGTCCAACCACATTCAAGAACAATAAGCGCAGTGGACAGAATGCAGAAAAAATATATTTCTTGGTCTTTGACATTGATGATGGATTCACTCCTTTTGATACCTGGAGACTATTTCATGAATACCATGTGATTGCACATACATCATTCAGCCACAAACCACACCATCATAAATACAGAATCATTCTGCCTTTGTTGCATCCCATTTCAGCAAGTGACTGGGACCGTGCAAGCGTTGCTGCCCGTGGTGTATGGGATGTGATTGTTGGTGCAGGAGAACCAGACAGCAATGCACTGAATGACAGAGCCAGAGCATATTTCAGATATGGTGTGCCAGTGCCACCCAGCACAGAGATGACCACACAGCATCCATTGTTTCCATCAAACTTTCATCAGACTGCATGGAATGTTGGTCGCCCTTTTAATCTGGAATATGAACACATCAAAAGAAAGGAGCCAGTCAGAAGGAAGTATGTGCCAAAGGTCTATTCCAATGGCAAGGCTGCCATCTCTGAAGTGATGATGGACCCAAATTTCAGACTTGCATTTGCGAACAAATCCGCAGCATCCATTCAAGGCAATGAAGCACGCTATATTCAGTGTCCACAATGTGGCAGAAATAGTGTACACTTTTCACTTGACCCATCTATTCCAACAACTTACAAATGGCCAACCTGCAATCATGCGCACAGTTGTGGTTGGTGGGGTCGCTTTGAAGAACTACTGTGATTGAGCGGTAACAAATCAACCAAAACCAACAACAAAACAACAATCTATTCCCGATAGGGAACAAACAAACACACGACACATCGAGACATAAAATGACATTGAAACACCTGACACAAAAACAAAAGACTGAACTATTGATTGAACTGGCACAGCAGGCTACTGGTTTACAAGTGGAGGACAAAGGCAACCCACCTGAAGCCGACATTGACACTTGGGACATGCTGCGCAAATCCACCAAACGAGGGACAAACATCATGATTCCACTGAACTGCAGATGGAACACTGCAAGCATTCTACGCAATGACCCAAGATATGAATCACTTTGCTACAATGAACATTCAGACCAAATCTTGCTGGATGGTGAGATGGTTTCTGATGTGACACTGGAGCGCATCGCATTGAACTTTGAAGAACACTACAGATACAAGGTGACAGACAAAGCATTGCGTGCATCAGTCATCATGGTTGCCCAGGAGAGAACCATTGAACCAATCAAAGAATGGCTGCTGCAGTTGCCTGAATGGGATGGTGAAAGGCGCATTGAAGCATTCTTTCAAGATGTGCTGAACTCCAAGACACCTGATGGAACTGAAGCACTGGTTGTTGAGATGTCTTGCAAGTGGTTCATTTCATGTGTTGCTAGAGTTATGCAACCTGGATGCAAGATGGACACATGCTTGGTGTTGGTCGGTCCAAAAGGGATGCGCAAAAGTACTGCACTGAAACTGTTGGCCGGTGAAGAGTGGTTCAGTGATTCCAATATCAACATCTCACACAAAGATTCATATGAACTGTTGCACCAATCTGGTGTTTGGATTTGGGAACTGGCAGAGATGCACGCACTGCAAGGAAAGACAGCAGCCAATGCAAAACAGTTTCTGACTTCAGCCAGTGACAGATATAGACCAGCATATGCCAAGATGCCAGTGCAGAGACA